CCCAATTTTTCCTTACGGACGCGCAATATCAGAATGCCATCAAGTCTGCCGGTGCTGTGCGGCTTGATGTCATGATTGAAACGCAAAAGGAGGGCAGGCGGATTCAGACCCGCCATGTCATGTCCGCACCACACTTCACTTATATGAGGGAGCTTACTACCCATCGCTACCACAACAAAGATGTTCTCAGTTATGCTATGGACACTGAGGTTGGTATGTGTGGTGCTCCGCTCATGCTGGCAGAGAATCGCTATTTCGGGGGTAAGTGTTATTTGGGTATGCACGTGGCCGGTAGCCCGGGCATTTTCCAACGCAAGGGCTTTGCTAGTGTTGTTACCTTGGAGATGGTCAACGACGCCAAGAAGAAGCTTGGTATTTACGACGATTTATTCGTTGAGGATCTGAGCGCTCGTGGTGTTCGGTTGGATTGCGTTTCCGAAGAACAATCCGGCCTTGACTCAGTTAAGGGATTTGTGAAGGGCAGCTTTTCTTACATCGGCAAGGTTGACAAGCCCATATCTTTAAGCCCCAATTCCAAGCTTAAGCTTAGCCCTATCGGCGAGCTCGAGGTGTTCGGGCCTAATCCTCAACGCCCTGCGCACCTTAAGCCTTTTAAAGGGGCGGGTGGTGTTGTGATTTCGCCCATGATTGAGGGTCTCGCTGCTTACACAACCCCTTTGGAACGGAAGGAGATTGCTAATTTGGACGCTGTTGTCGCCCTTGCCACCAAGCCCTTTAGGGAGCTTAGCGTTGGTGATTTCAAGGGCTTGTTCTCTAAAGAAGAGGCTGTTCTTGGTGTTGAGGGGCTTAAGATTAAGTCCATATCCAGATCCACGTCAGCTGGCTATCCATACGTCCTTAAGGCGAAGGCAGGGAAGAGAGATTTCTTTGGTTCGGACCAGGAGTTTTCTTTTGATTCAGATGAGTGCCGATCCTTGTTTGATCGGGTTGACGATGTTGTTACCAATGCCAAGAATGGTGTCCGTCTTGCTCATGTGTTCTGCGATTTCCTCAAGGATGAGACTCGCCCTCACGCCAAAGTTGACGCTGGTGCCACTCGCGTCATAAGTGGAGCCCCACTTGACTACGTGGTTGCTTTTCGTATGTATTTCGGTGCGTTTATGGCCTCTATGTTCCGGCACCACACCGATTCGGGTATGTGCCCGGGCATCAACCCATTTTCTGAATGGTGGAAGCTTGCCTCGAATTTGTCACGCCACGGTGACAAGTGCTTTGATGGCGATTTTAAGAGGTTTGATTCATCGGAACAGCCTTACATTCATTTTGCCATACTTGACTTTGTCAATCGTTGGTACGATGATGGCGAGGAGAATGCGCGTGTGCGTTCTATTTTGTGGCTGGACTTGGTACATTCGAGGCATTTGGGGGGTGATGGTCGGGATCAGAGCCACATTTATCAGTGGAACAAGTCTTTGCCTAGTGGCCACCCTTTCACTACCCCAGCTAATTCCC